CCTGTAGGCGTGTGGCCGGGGGTTTATGGCCCCCCCACTCCACAGCCCTCCACAACGCGTTTCCCGGCCAAAAGCCACAAAACCCTCTGGATACCCGCCCGTGAAGATCCGTGACCGCATACGCGAACTGAGACGTGTTCCCGCCAACCTGCTGGTGCCGAATCCGAAAAACTGGCGCACCCACCCCAAGGCACAGCAGGACGCACTCCGTGGCGTGCTGGCCGAGGTTGGCATGGCCGACGCCGTGCTGGCCCGCGAACTACCCGATGGGTCGCTCATGCTGATCGACGGGCACCTGCGAGCCGAGACAATCGCCGACGCCAAGGTGCCGGTGCTGGTGCTGGACGTTACCGAGGCCGAGGCTGACAAACTTCTCGCCACCATCGACCCGCTGGCGGCGATGGCCGAGACGGATGGTGCCAAGTTTGACGAACTTCTTCGCACGGTGAACACCAGTAGCGAGGCCTTGCAGCAGATGCTCGCTGCCCAACACGAGGATCACGTTCGTCAGCAACTCCGCGACATAGCCGCTGCTGAGGGCGACGAGCAAAGTGACGAGCAAGGCGACCCTGCGGACACCGGGTACGTGCAGTTCTCTGTTCCGCTCACCGCAGGTCAGGAGCATGACGTTCGCTCAGCACTGCGGCTGGCGAAGAAAGTGTTCGCCACGGAGTCGAGCGGCGAGGCACTTGCGCTCGCGGTAGCCGAGTGGCGTGACTCTCGGGGGTCGCAGTGATGGCAAAGGTAAGAAAGCAACGCCGCGTCGAGAAGTCGTGCTACGACTTGGCAGTGGAGCGCGTTGAGAAGTGCTTTGACCGATTCGACAAGGTGGTGGTGTCATTCAGTGGTGGAAAGGACTCGACCGCCTGCCTTCAGATCGCACTTGATGCGGCGACTCGTCGCAACTCGCTGCCGCTGGAAGTGGTGTCGTTTGACGAGGAGGCAATCCCGCCCGACACCGTGGAGTACATGGAGCGCGTCTCGCAACGCGGAGACGTGAACTTCCGCTGGTACTGCATCCCCATCGAACACCGCAACGCCTGTTCCGAGAAGCAACCCGTCTGGTACACGTGGGGCGAGGAGGACAGAGACAAGTGGGTTCGCGATCTCCCGCCGCAGGCCATCACAGACCTACCGGGGTTCAAGCGAGGCATGGCAATCCCCGATGCTATCCCGCTTATCTACGGGCCGAGCATGGGGAACGTGTGCGTCATCATGGGCATCCGCTGCCAAGAGTCCATGAGCCGGTACCGTGCCGTCGCCAGCAAGCCAGCCAGCGTGACGGATGATGCTTTTCTTGGTGCGTTTGAGGGGGCACGATGGATCACGAAGGCGTACCCGATCTACGACTGGTCGACGGACGATGTGTGGCGTGCGCCGGGGCTGATGGGCTGGGACTACAACCGTGCCTACGACGTGATGGAAAAAATCGGGATGCCTCGCAACCTCCAGCGTTGTGCGCCGCCGTTCGGCGAACAACCGATTCGCGGGCTGCACACCTTCAAGACGTGCTGGCCGGGGCTGTGGTCGAAGATGGTCGGTCGTGTAGCCGGTGCGGCAACGGCTGCACGGTATGCGAACACGGGGCTGTACGCGTGCGGCTTGAGTGACGAGGACTTGCCACAGGGAAAAACTTGGCAGCAGCACACTCTTGACTTGGTGTCCAGACTTGAGGAGTCGGCCAAGCCAGAGGTGGCTGATGCCATCTCAAGCCTGATGGGGATGCACAGGAGCCGCACCAACGATGCACTGCCGGATGACGAGCCGCACCCGCTGAGTGGCTACTGCTGGAAGTTTATCTGCGTCGTGGCGAAGGTCGGCAGCAACAAGTTCGGCAGGCAGGCGCAGAAGGTGAACAACAAGGCCATCGCAGCCCGAAGAAAGAATGGAATCCTGTCGTGAAAAACAAGCAGCCGCTGAATGAAGTCGAGTGGGTGAACCGCGATGCCATCGCCCCCAACGACTACAACCCGAACAAGCAGCCACCACCGGAACACCGGCTGCTCAAGGTGTCGATCCTTGAGGACGGATGGACACAACCAATCGTCGTGTTCGATGACGGCAAGGGCGGCAAGCCTGTGATCGTGGATGGCGAGCATAGGTGGCGAGTGTCAGCGGAACCGGAGGTTGCAAAACTGACCGGCGGCACGGTGCCGATTGTTCGCATCAAGGGCAACCGCGAGCATCGCATGATGTCCACCATTCGGCACAACCGCGCACGCGGCGAACACCACGTGCTGCCGATGGCCGAGATCGTTCGCACACTGCTGGACGGCGGCATTGACCGCGATGACGTTCAGTTCCTGCTCCAGATGGAGGAGGAGGAAGTGGATCGCCTCGCCGAGCGTGCGGGGCTGCCCGATGTGGTTGCCCGCGAGGGCACCGAGTTCAACAGGGGATGGGTACCGGAATGAGCAACGCCAGCATCGGATACGTTACCGGCGAACTAAACTTTCGGGACTACCGTTTCCCGGTGTCCGCCAGCATGGTGCCCAGCACTGGCGAGTACCGAAACGAAGATACCACAGACACGGTCTACGGCTTCGCCTGCGAGTGGTGCTACATCATCACGAACCAAGGCCAGTTCGCACTCCAGCCGGGGATGTATTTCTGCGTGCCCACGCCTGTTCGCATCCAGTCGGTCGGCGTGGGACGCGATGGCAAGAAGGTCGGAGACAACGCCGCGCTGGTCATTGTGCGGCACAACTATCGCGGCCTGTTCTCCATCGGTGGCCCCGTCGAAGATCGCGGCAGGCTGCGGTACATCGACGGCTGCTCGGACACGCTGCTGATCTGCCCGCCGCGACTTGGCGAGCCGTGCCTCAACTTCCTGCACTTCCCCAAAAACATTTCGCAGACCATGCACACTCACCCGAGCATTCGCATCGGCGTGGTGGCACGCGGGAACGGTGTGTGCAAAACACCGACCGGCGACTTCGATCTCAAGCCGGGGATGCTGTGGCTGCTCCCCGAGGACACGCCGCACAGTTTCTTCACCTACGAGGAAACGATGGACGTGATCGCGTGGCATCCAGACTCGGACACGGGGCCGAACGATGACGATCACCCCATGATCAACCGGACCATCGTTGACGGAACAGCAGCGAACAAGATTGGTTCCATCCGAACCACTGGTGAGATACGCTGCGAGTAAGGAGACACACGACATGGGCAAACGCGGCCCCGCCCCCGAGCCTTCGATTCTCAAATACATTCGCGGCAACCCGAGCAAGGAGACGCTGAACGCAGCGGAGCCTACGCCGGAACTGCTGGAGAACCTTGAACCGCCCGAGGAGATTGCCGGTGATCCGCTCGCCGTCAAGAAGTGGAACCGCTCCGTCCCCGCGTTGCGGCGAATGCGAGTGTTCACAGAGGCCGACATTGACGCGTGGATCATCTACTGCACCACGTGGGCAAACTGGATGCGCACCAAGGAGAAGTGCGACCAGATGGGGCGAGACAACGTGCAGACCGAGATTGACCCAACCCGCACGGATGGTCGGCTCCGCATCAAGTGGTCGCAGCCGCACTCGTGGGCGACTGCCGAGCGGTCGTTCGCCAAAGACCTGCTGCGGCTCCAGCAGGAGTTCGGCTTGACTCCCAGCAGCCGATCACAGGTGACGATCCATGACAGCGTTGAAGAAGATCCAGTTGCAGCCTTTGTCAAAAAGCGAAGCGGTGGAGCAGGGGCTTGATTGGTACTTCAACACAACGCGTGCGTCGCACGCGTTGGAGTTCTTCGGCGGGTGGCTGCGTCACAGCAAGGGCAAGTTCGCTGGCAAGCCGTTCGACCTGCTGCCGTGGCAGCAAGAGATGATCGCCGAGTTGTTCGGCTGGCTCCGCGTTGACGATGACACAAGACGCTACCGCGTGGCGTACATCTCAACTGCGAAGAAGTCGGGCAAGTCCACGCTGCTCGCTGGCATCGGCCTCTACCTGCTCGTCATGGACGGCGAGAACGGGGCCGAGGTATACGGCGCGGCTGCGGACCGTGAGCAGGCTTCTGTGGTCTACAGGGAAGCGGCCAGCATGGTACGTGCCTCGCCGCAACTCTCTCGCGTGCTTGAGGTGGTGGACTCGCGGCGAACAATCGCGTACCGCAAGGAGGCGTCGTTCTACCGCGTGCTGTCCGCCGACGCGTTTCGGGCGGAAGGCTTGAACATCCACGGGCTCCTGTTCGATGAACTCCATGCCCAAAAAGATCGCCGCCTGTGGGATGCACTTCGCTACGGTGGTGCTGCGAGAGAGCAGCCGATGCTCTGCTCGATTACCACGGCAGGCTACGACCGCAAGGGCATCTGCTACGAGCAGTACCAATACGCTCGCTCCGTCGCCGCCAACTGGAAGCACGACCCGACGTTCTTCCCCTGCATCTACGAGATGCAGGAGGGGGCCGATTGGAAAGAACCTGACGTGTGGCCGCAGGCCAATCCGTCGTGGGGCGTGACGATCAAGCCGGATGACTTCGCTGCCGATGCCAAGGAAGCGGAGCAGTCGCCAACAAAGTTGAACTCTTTCCTGAGATACCGGCTCAACACGTGGACTACCTCCGATGTGCGATGGCTGTCCCCGGAAATATGGCAGCAGGGGTCGCTGCCGCTGTACGACTTTGGCGACCGTCCGGTCTACGCTGGCCTCGACCTTGCCACCACCTACGACCTCACCGCCCTCGTTCTCGTATGCCCCGATCCCGAGGATGGCAGCATCGACGTGCTGCCGTTTTTCTGGATTCCCGAGTCGAACGCAGCCGAGCGCAGCCATCGCGACAAGGTGCCGTACCTCGATTGGATTCGGGACGGATTCATCAAGGTCACGGATGGAAACGTGACCGACTACACGATCCTGCACCGCGATCTCGTGGAAATATGCACCAAGTACAGCGTGCGGCAACTGGCGGTCGACCTCAAGTTCAACGGGCAGATGATCGCCAATATGCTGCAAGGGGACGGGGTGGAGGTGAGAGGATACCCGCAGGGCGGTCGCGCCATGAGCGCGCCTGCCAAGGCACTGGAGAACCTGCTCGCCAACTCCAAGATTCGCCACGCGGGGCATCCCGTGCTGGGGTGGTGCGCTGGCAACGTCTCCGTTCACGAGGATCGCTACGGCAACATCTACCCCAGCAAGTTCAAGTCGACCGAGCGCATCGACGGAATCGTCGCCCTGTGCCAAGCCATAGGGTGCTGGATGGGCAACGAGCAGAAACCTGCTGACACGCCCGAAATCTTCTTCATATGATCGCACCGAACCAACAGCACCGAATCCTCTGGCTCCCCGGTGAGGAGCGGATGTGGGACGAAGATTCGTCCGACCGCTCCAGTGCTGGCGTGCGGATCAACTCCGAAAACGCGCACACCGTTTCAGCGGTGTTTGCCTGCACCCGCATCCGCGCCGAGACGGTTGCCAGCCTGCCGCTCCACGTGTACGAGCGGACGCCCGGTGGCGGCAAGCGGATCGCCCGAGAACTCCCGCTGTACCGCCAACTGCACACACAGCCCAACGGCTGGCAGACTTCGTTTGAGTGGCGAGAGCAGGCGGTCATGCACCTCGACCTGTGGGGCGACGCCTTCTCCGAACTCAAGGCCGGGAAGATCGAGCCGCTGCACCCCAGCCGCATGAAGAACGAGCGGGTCGAGAACGGCAGCCTGCGGTACAAGTACCGCGAGGCCACGGGCCAAGAGCGACCCATCGCGCAGGATTTGATCCTGCACATTCGCGGCCCGTCCGATGACGGCGTAAACGGCATCAAGATCGTTGAGGAGTGCAAGGCTGCCATCGCGTTGGCCCGCGCGTGCGAACTCCACGGCGAGCGATTCTTCGCCGCCGGGGCACGCCCCGGCTTCGTCCTGTCCACCGACGGGCAACTCAACGCCGAGGCACGCGAAGCACTGCGGTCGCAGTGGGACCGGCGGCACGGCGGCGTGGGCAACGCGCACAACACGGCAGTCCTCACGGGCGGGCTAAAACCCTATGACATTCCGCAGACCACAAACACCGAGGCCCAGTTTCTGGAACTGCGGCTCTACCAGTTGAGGGAGATCGCCCGTCTCTTCCGCGTCCCCGGTTACCTGCTCGGTCTTGAGCAAGGCACGCCGCAGGCCGAGATTGAGTTCGTGACTCACGGGATCATCCCACTGCTTCGCCGGATTGAGACGGCGATGATGCGAGACCTTCTCGGCGGCGATGATCGCTACCTGATCGAGTTCGACGTTCGCGGTTTGCTTCGCGGCGATGCCGCCAGCCGCGCGTCCTACAACCGGGCGATGTGGGACATCGGCGTCGTTTCCACGAACGACATCAGAGCCAGCGAGAACATGGACCCGGTGGAGGGTGGAGAGATTCGCTACCGCCCGCTGAACATGGGCACGCTCGGCGAGCAGGCATCCGAAGCCGACGTGCTGGCACAGCAGCAACCCGGCAGCGGCATCGACGGGCAAGGCGTGGATGGCGGCTTGGCTGCCGCATCCGGCGAGCCGCAGGGCGACCCGGCACAGCCCGAGGAGCCGCAGGTTGCCGACGTGTCGCTCAACGGGGCACAGATCAACGGGCTCATCGCGATCCTGTCGCAGATTCCAGCGGGGCTGCTCACGAAGGAAGGGGCGGCGGCACTCATCGCCGCGTCGTTCCCAAGCATCTCCGCTGATCAAGTCACGGCGATCCTCGCGGGGGTGGTGGCTGGCAATCCCGCTGGCAGCGTGCAGCCTTCGCAGGCCGCTCCTGCCCCAGCCGACCCGCCGCCAGAACAAGCAGGTTGACGATGGCGAAGTACGACCACATCGACTTCACGCCTCCGCAGGGAGTGCGAGACGAAGCACAGAAGGGACTCGACTGGCGCAGCGAGTTCGGACGCGGCGGCACGGAGGTCGGCATCGCTCGCGCTCGCGACCTTTCCAACGGCACGAACATCAGCCCCGACACCGCACGCCGGATGAAGGCGTACTTCGACCGGCACGAGGTTGACAAGCAGGGCGGCGGCTGGTCGCCCGGTGAGGAAGGATTCCCATCCAACGGCCGCATCGCGTGGGCACTGTGGGGGTCCGATCCGGGGTACGCGTGGAGTCGCAAACTGGTGGAACAGTTGAACGCCGCAGACGAGGAGAATCGCAGCATGGCAATCGAACGACGCAGTCTGTACGAGGAGGAGAACGGCACGCTGCCGCTGCTCCGTGTGGAGTCCCGAAGCGACGAAGGTTCCGCCGAATCGCGGTGGATCGTCGGCTACGCCGCCAAGTTCGGCGTGAACTCGCTTGACCTCGGCGACTTCCAAGAGCGCATTCACCCCGACGCGTTCGGCCTCGTGTCTGAACGTCGCGGTCGCAAGAAGCCGCTGGAGACGCGTGCCCTGTGGAACCACGACGCAAACTTCCCGCTCGCTCGCTACCCCGGCACGCTGTCCATGAGCGTTGACGAGATCGGGCTGCGGTACGAGTTCCCGGTGCCAGACACCTCCTACGGTCGCGACATCGCCGCCAACATTGAGGCGGGCATCGTGCGTGGCAGTTCTTTTTCATTCCAGATCGCCCCCGGTGGCGAGTCGTGGAGCGTCGAGGAAGGCCGCAGCATCAGAACCGTGACGAAGATCGACTCCTTGATCGACGTTGGCCCGGTCACTTTCCCGGCCTACCCCGATGCCGATGCCAAGGTGGCGAAGCGTTCCTACGACGAGTTCTGCAAGCAGCGGAACCGGCAGGCTGCTGCCGCCATGTACGTGCGAATGAAGTCAAACGAAATCCGCGAATGGATGAAACTGCATGGCAAGTAGTGGCGATTCATGCCCGAAATGCCGCAACGGCAAACTCGCCGTCGCGTCATCGCAGCGATCCGGCGACTACCAAACGCGGTACCTCCGTTGTGCCACGTGCGGCTGCACCGACAAGCAGGTGCTGCTGGCGAACAAGGTTCGCCGCGTGAGTGTTTTACTGCCGAGGTGATCGCATCTGCATGGGTGCATGGGGTGACCAATAGTTTTGACCGTAGGCGACGCGTCCGCGTTGCCACGAAATCGCACTAGGAGATTGCCGCTGTGGACAAGATCAAGGCACTGCTCGACGAACTGGCTGCCGTTGTCGCCGAGATGGAGGCGATGACCGAGGACGCGCCCGAGGGCGAGGAAGCAGCCCCCATGAGCGAGGAGCAGGAAGCATCCCTGCGGTCGCTTGAGCAGCGGTCCGAGAAACTCCGCGAGCGCATCGAGTTCCTCCAGCGGGTGCAGGCGAAGAACGCCGAACTCCGCGCCGTGCTGGAGCGTTCCGCTCCCGCCAAGGTGATCGACAACCCTGAGCCCAAGGAGCCGGAAGTGGAGAAGCGTCACTACGCCGTGCCGAAGTCGCATGGTCCCCTCAAGGCGTTCACCGGCCCCGACGCATCCGAGCGTGCCTACCGAGCCGGTATGCACATCAAGGGCTTCGTGTTCGGCGATGCCGAGGCGCGAAGGTGGTGCAAGGATCACGGCGTCGAAAGCCGCGTGCAGGCCGGTGGCATCAACAGCCTCGGCGGCGTCCTCACCAGCCCCGAACTTTCCAGCGAGATCATCCGTCTCGTTGAGGAGTTCGGCGTGTTCCCGCAGCAAGCCAAGCGGGTCAACATGAACAGCGACACGCTCGTCTACGCTCGTCGCACGGGTGGCCTCACGGCCCGCCCTGTCGGCGAGAACATCGAGGTGACTGCCAGCGACGTGACGTTCGACAACGTGGAACTCACCGCGAAGATTTGGGGCGTGGCGAACCGCACCCCGAACTCGCTGCTGGAAGATTCGGTGATCGACCTTGCAGACGCGATGGCCGTCGAGACGGCTCAGGCGTTCAGCGAGGCCTTCGACAACGCGGGTTTCATCGGTGACGGCACGCTCGCCTACCACGGCGTGACGGGCATCGCCACGAAGATTCTCCAGTCGGCCTACTCGGCGAGCGTCGTGACTGCGACCAGTAACACGACCTTCGGCGACCTGACGATGAAGAACTTCACCGACCTGCTGGCTCGGCTCCCGCTCTACGCTCGGAACCGCAACGCTCGCTGGTACATCTCCCCGGCTGGCTGGGGTGCCGCGATGCTGCGGCTCGCCATGCTCCCCGGCGGCTCGTCTGGTGCTGGCGGCAACTCCAGCGACAACGTGGCTGCGGGCTTCGGCGAGACGTTCCTCGGCTACCCGGTCACGCTGGTGCAGCCGATGCAGTCCAACCTCACCGGCACGACCGGCACGGTGGCTGCCCTGTTCGGCGACCTGTCGCAAGCCGCCATCTTCGGCGAGCGTCGGGCCGTCTCGATCAAGACCGCCAGCGAGCGGTATATCGAGTTCGACCAGACCCTGACCTTCGCCACCACTCGCAACGCGATGGTGGTCAACGACATCGGCAGCACGACCAAGGCCGGTCCTGTCGTGGCCCTCAAGTTCGGCTGATCCTGACACACACTCTCTAGGAGATTCCTGACCCCATGAATCACGTTGCTGCTACCAAGAGCGTCAGCAAGGCCGAGGCGGCTGTGCTTTCGTCCGCCACGCACTCGCTGGAAATCGACACGCTCGGATTTGAGTTCGCGTCGATTGACGTGCTGTTCTCGCCGTTCACCGCCGCATCGCCCCCGACCACCGCTGCCACCGTGCTGCGGGTGGCTCAGAGCGACACGAGCGGTTCCGGTCAGGTCAACATCAGCGGCTTCGTTGCTGGCACGGACTTCACCGTGGCTGCTGGCGTAACCGCTACTGCATCGGTGGGATATTCCCACCGCTTCGACATCGACCTCCGTGGCAAGCGGCGATACCTCACGGTGTTCGCCACTCCGTCCTCAACCTGCGGCGTCATCACGTCGTGCCGTCTCGGCAAGGGCGAGGCTGGCCCGATGGATGCAACCAGCAAGGGCGTCAGCACTCAGGCTGTCGGCTGATCCGCTTGACACAACGAGCAAAGTAGACGGCGGGGAAGGCGTGAGCCTCCCCGCCGTTCTCACTTTCTGGAATCAAGAAAATGCTCGTTCAAGTTGGCGGATCGTCGGTTGAAGTGCGGTGCGAAGCGATTCTCTCTGGCCCACGCTTCGGCCCGCTCATCAACATATTCGGATTCATCGAAGCGATGATGCCGCTGCACATCCGCCCCACGCTTGGGCAAGGTGCGTTCTGGAGCCAAGTGCTCACGCGGATGCTGGAGAAGTTTGAGCCGACCACGGAATACATCATCACGCTGGACATGGATTCCTTCGTCAGCCGCGAGAATATCGAACACCTGTTCGCCCTCGCCATGACGTTCCAGTGCGACGCACTCGCTCCCATCCAAACCAAGAGGGAGGACGGCAGACCGATGCTCACGCTGCTCGACACGCTGGACAACCCGCCAGAAGGCGGCGCGACGCAGGTGCCGAAGGAGTGGTTCGGCCACCCCGTACAGCAAGTGGACACGGCTCACTTCGGATGCACGATCATCTCCACTGCCGCCCTGCGACGCATGGCGAAGCCGTGGTTCCACGAGCAGCCCGGTCCCGATGGTCGGTGGGACGAAGGCCGGATTGACTCCGACATCTCGTTCTGGCGGCAGTTCAAGGCGTGCGGCAATCGCCTCTACATCACGCCGCGAGTCTGCATTGGTCACGGCGAGTACGTCATCACATGGCCGAGCCAAGAACTGGGGAAGCCTGTGTTCCAGTATTGCAACGAGTGGCAAGAGACGCGGAAGCCGCCCGCCTCTGCATGGAAGGTGGAGTAAACGATGAAAATACGGATGCTCAGACCATACGGTGCGTACAAGGCTGGCGAAGTCCTCGACCTCCCGCCGCAGCGAGCCGAAGGGCTGATCGCGTGGGAGTACGCCACAGAGGTTCGCGACGAGCAGCGACGGCTGATTGAGACAGCAAGCGTGGAGCCCGTGGTTGAACGGGCAGACGTGACGCCAAGGAGACGCAGACAGTGAGACGCTACCGCAGCCTCAAGCGACTGACCGCCCCGGCTGCGGAGCCGATCACACTGGCCGACGCGAAGGCACACCTCCGCGTTGACACGACTGCGGACGATGCTTTGATCACCGGCTACATCACCGCAGCCCGCGAGTGGTGCGAGGACTACCTTGACCGGGCACTGGTCACGCAGCAGTTGCTCATGCGGCTGGACGCGTTCCCGGCAGAGATTGAACTCCCACGCCCCCCGATGGCGACGGCAGGCACAGCCACGGCGGTGTCGGTCACGTACACGACCGGCGACTCGCTGGCGACCGCAACGCTTGCCACCACATCCTACCGCGTGGACCGCGATGCCACGCCGGGAGTGATTCGGAACATCTACAACGGCTCGTGGCCTTCGCACCTGCTTGACCAGAACTCCGTGTCGGTCACGTGGTGGGCAGGGTACGGCGACGCTGCCAGCGTGCCGCAGCGTGCCAAGACCGCCATGCTCATGTGCGTCCACGAAATCTACGAGAAGCGTGGTGGCGGCGAGATGCCCGATGCCGCCAAGCGGCTGCTTGACTCCATCGCGTGGGGGTCATACACATGACGCTCGACGGGCGGGTGAATGTGGACGTGCTGTTCCACGACGTGAACGGCACGTCCTCGATCAAGGTCGTGACGCTGAACCAGTCGCAGGAATACCCCGACGGCAAGGTGGCCGTGGTCACTGGCACAGCCGGAACACAGGCTGTGAGTTTCGGCTCCATCGGGCAAACGACCTACCGAAACGCAGCAGGCCAAGCGGTGCTGATGGACTCCGTAGAGCGAGTCATCTTCACATGGAGCGGCGACTTCCCGAGAGCCCTCGATGACTACGGCGACAATCAGTTCTATATGCAGTCGGTTAGAGGAATGCCCGCTGTGACGTACTACCCGGCGTTTATTCCGGCGTTGCGGATGGGTGCTGGAGTTGGCACGGGGACATACAAGATCATCCTCTGCGAAAGTTTCAACCCGTGACCATTGAAGGCCGCATCAGCGTTGACGCGACGTTCCACGACAAAGACGGCGACGAGTCGCTCAACGTCGTGAGCCTGATTGCATCGCGTGAGTACCTGACCGGCAAGGTGGCCGTGGTCACCGGCACTGTTGGAGCGTCAAACCAAACTTTCCTGACTGATCCCTCAACGTACAGAAACGCTGCTGGCTCAATCGTTTCATTTGAAAACGGAGTGAGCGTGATTGCGTTCATCTGTTCCGCTGAGGCGCAGTTGTCGGAGGTGTCTGGTTCGGCATACTCCCGCGTCATCGCCAATACGCCCGTCGTGCTGCATCCAGAGCAGGCAGGCATCGACGGCTTTACCATCCGAACCAATAGCGGCACAGCCACCTACACGGCGGTGATGTATGGCTCTTGACGCTGGGACACTCCGCGAGCGCGTTACGGTGCAGCAGGCGACCGAGAACCGGAACCGCCTCGGAGAGTCAATCTCCGAATGGGCGACGTTCGCCACTGTATGGGCCAGCGTGAACGGCGTGTCGGCTCGCGAGTACCTGCTCGCCGGTCAGCAGCAGGTCGATATTTCGCACCGCGTAAAAATGCGATACCTCGCGGGCTTGACGCCGCAGATGCGGCTGTCGTGGCGTGACCGCACGCTGGAGATCATCTCCATCCTTGAGCATGAGAACCGCAGCGTCCACGAACTCATCTGCCAAGAGGTGCAGTGATGGCCGTCGCCGGAATCAAACTCGACCTCAACATCGCGGAACTGCGGGAACTCCAGCAGCGGATTCGCCAGTTCTTTCCGAACAAGCAAGCGGCGCAAGTGCTTGCCCCCATCATTCGCAAGGCCATCAAGCCGACCGAGAACTACCTGCGGTACATCACGCCGGTCGGGCCGACAGGGAACCTCAAGCGTGCGGTGACCAGCAAGGTTGTCCAGTACAAGCAGGACGGCGTAGCGGTCGGCATCGTGGGATACACGCGTGCTGGCAAGGGGCCAGCGAGCAGTGCCGCAGGCGGCAGCGTGCGGGCTGGCAAAGACCGTGCGTTTCACCAGTGGTGGATTGAGAAGGGGACGGACGAGCGGAAGATCACCCAAGCCAAGCCGCGAACCTACGCCAGAAAAAGTCCGACGCGTCCGTTCGCTCGTCGCCGGAATGGCAAGTGGGAGTTGGTCATGGGCAAAGGTGTGTTGCATCTGGTTGAGGAGCAGACGCCGACCTACATCGCCTCGTCGTTCAACAAACTCGGGCCGTTCTCGATCATCAAGTCGGCGGGCCGGGATGGGCGGGTGGAAACCGACCCTGCCTACCCCAAGGCTTTTTTTCGCAAGTCAAAGACGCCGATCATCATTCCCGCCCTTCCGGTCGGCGGCTCCACCGGGCAACCGCCGCTCCGCACCGCGTGGGAGCAGACGCAGGCGGTCGTGGCCGAATCGCTGCGGCGTGACCTTGCCATCACGATGGAGAAGGCGTGGGCCACCCTCCGGTACAGGGACTCGGGCACCGCCAGCGGTACGGACACCCTCTAGGACAAAAGGCCGCAGATGCCACTCAAGAGCCCCGAGCAAGGCCTCGCCACCGTTCTCGTGTCCGACCCCGCTGTGGCGGCGGTAGTGGGCCAGCGGGTCTACCCCGTGATTGCCCCGGCCACAGCGGACCTGCCGTTCATCACGTGGCGGCGTTCCGGCGTGCAGCGGTCGCACACGCTAGGGGGGCCGATGGGGATGCCCACAGTCGTGATGTCTGTTGACCTGTACGCCGTGACATACGAAGCAGTAAGGGAACTGGCCGACCGCATCCGCCGCGCTCTGGATGGCTACGGGGGGTCGCCGTCAGACTCGGTAGTAGTGGACAACGTAAGCCTCGACAACGAGGCCGATGGGTTCATTCAGTTGGCGGGTGGCGACTTGCCTCCCGTCTACAGCGTGACACAGACGTACTCAATCATGTGGCAGGAGATATAGCACACCATGTCGATCACGACTCCACACGCAGGAACGGGCACGACGCTGCGGCTCGGGGCTGACCTCTTCACCGTCACCAACATTGTTGTCTCGTACAACGACCCGACGGCTGACCAGGAGAAGATCGACGTCTCGCATCTTGGCCTGACGCAAGGTGCGTCCATCGCCACGCTTGACCGACCGCTCCAAGGTTCTACGACCGACACGGGTCGCACCGTGCAGTTCGACTACCTCGGCCGCACGATTATCGCCGATGCCTCGACAGGAACCTGCACGATCACCGTGAGCAGCGTTGCTCTACTCTCGGCCATCGCGTACACCGTGAACGCCAGCACGCTGACGCTTGCGACGAACGATGCGATCCGGGGACAGGCTACGCTCCGCATTGCTCGCTAGTTGCATGACGGAGGCCCGTCATGGCGATTGCTTGCACTGGAGTCACCGCCGTCTGGAATGGCACGGCGTTCGGTGAGGTGTCGAAGATCGACGTTCAGCGTGGGGGCGAGTTGCCGATGGGCCGCTCGACCCGCTGGACGCTTGACGCAGGGACTATAGAAATATCGTCCTTCTCCACGACGCGGCTGACGGCTGACCAGTACGGTCTCAAGTCAACGCTTCAAGTGATTGGCGGCGGGCTGACCTTCACCACGAAGGCTGTCTGTCAGTCGCTTCGTGCAACGGGGGCCGTCAACGACGTGACGCGGTACGTCGGTGTTTTCAAGATTGTCATGGAGTAGATATGCCACTCACAGCAGCAGAACTCGCAGCACAAATCCTCGCGGCCGATGACCTCGGCATCCTCAAGGTCACGGTGAAAGAATGGCCCGACTCGGAAGGCAAGCCAATGGTGCTTGGCATCCGCGTGATGACGGTCGGCGAACGCGACGGCTACGAGCGCGAATGGATCGGCAAGCGTGAGAGCGGCATCGAAAACTTCCGCACGAAGTTCCTCGCCCGCTGCCTGTGCCATCCCGAAAGTGGCGAGCGGCTGTTCACCGACGAGCAGATCGCCAGCCTCGCCAGCAAGTCAGCCAAGGTGGTGTCCACCTTGTTTGAGAAGGCGATGAGCCACAACGCGATGAGCGAGGCAGACGTGGAGGAACTGGCAAAAAACTAAATCTCCGTCCGTCGAGGCAGTTCCTGTTTCGGCTGGCGGGGCATCTTGGAATGACGGTCGGCGAACTGGAACGCCGCATGACAACGCGAGAACTTGCGGAGTGGATGGCATACGTCCGCCACTTCCAAGCGATCCCCGACTCATGGGCGCAAACCGGCCTGCTCGTCTCCGCGATGATGGCTCCCTACAGCGCACGAGGACAATGCCCGAAGGCAAGCGACTTCAATCCGATTGAGACTCCACCGCAGCACGTTCTGCAAGCGAAGGAAGCAATCATGGACTTGAAGAAGCAACTGGGATTCGACTGATGTCAAGCGTACTCGGACTAGCGTTGAAGATTTCTGCGGATGCCACTGGCATCCAGCAGAAACTCAACCCCGTCGAGCGTGCGCTCAAGCAACTGGACACCGAGGCCGCAAAGGTCACGGAGGTGTTCAAGACGTTCGCCACGGCGAGCGGCGGTGCTGGCAGGGCGCAGCAGCAGTTCGCCACGGACCTCGCGTTCTTGCAGTCGGCACTCCGCACGGGCAAGGTAGACGGCGAGCAGTTTGCAGCCGAGTTCGCGAAGATTTCCGCAGAGGCCACCAAGACGGCCGAGGCGTTCCGCGAAGGTGCGGCTATCACCGCAGC